GGGAGCGCGGGCGATGGGGGCGAGAGGAACAAGGGGCATATCAGCAGTTGTTAGCAGGACAAAATAGCAGGTCGCTAGTAGGCGATCCGTCATCCTTGATTCGATAGTTAAGCAGTTCGACGGCCATGCACGGAGAGCTAAGCGTTTTACCAGTCTCAATCCATACTTCCGTAGGCTCTCCCATTGCATCGGTTTCCGGCCAGTTTGCTATGTGGCGCTTCAGTTCTGCCACGGTTATGGGAGCGCGAGCGATGGGGGCGAGAGGAACAAGGGGCATATCAATAAGGCCGCTGTGAGGTCGTGTGAATCGTTCCGCCTGTGAATGCGGTTTCGGCAGGCTTGGCGCTGGTTGGGCGAGCCGTGTTGTTGTAAGTGTTCACCGCCGAGGAAAACCCGGAAAGCAGCGTCGCCCCCGTGCTAGGCTTCGCGGCATTTGCTGCCGACAACGCCGACGCTCGCCGGTTCATAATGTCGAGCTTTTGCAGGTCGTTCGAGTAGGCGATGTTTTGGAGTTCAAGTTGATTCTGCACCTCCGTATCGGCCAAAATGTCCAGCGGCGTGCCGGTAAGCTGGATGCCCTGCCCTGAAATCGCCGCCGCCTGTGTCTGTCGAAAGCGACGTTGCTCCGCTAGCTTTTGCCGTGTGGCCGCCTCGCGCTCGGCTGCCGCTCGTTGGGCTTCCTGCCTGGCTTGAGCCTCCGCATTGAGACCGGCTTGCTTGGCGGTCTGCTGTTGTGCGGAATAACTCGCGTAAGTAGCAGATGCCTGAATGCCAAGAATGACGGCATAATAAAGCACGTCATCCCATCCGAAGACGGCCAGAATTGGAAAAGGAAAGAGGTTCATTTGCCTGAGATTTCACACTTGAGGACGTAACCGAGCATGTTGAAAGGCGTGGGGTCTGCATGCTCGAAAGTCAAGGTCACGGCGTCGGTCCAGTCCGCTTTGATGTGCTGGTCCTTCCGGCCAGAATACACTGTGGTAGTCCCTGCCGGGTATTCGATGGCGTAGGCCGTCCCGCCCGTCGCGTGCCGGATTGTGCCGCCAAGGCTCTTGTGGAGCAGTAGTTGCGCCCGCTGGCTGTTGAACTTGCGGCCCTGCGCCGTGCCGTCTTGAAGCTGGAACTCTAGCGGCATCGGTTGCAGCGTCGAGGTGTAGGGCAGCCCGACAAAAAGAGTCGTCGCCGCCGCGCCCAGGGTGATAGCCCCGCTCGCAACCGTCTTGCTTTCGCTGGTCGTGCCGGAACGCCACACCTTGACCGTCAGCCCTTCGAGGTGCGAAAGCCCAGAAACCGCCGTGCTGCTGGCCTGCGTGATCTTCTTGGCGCAGTCGAGGTAACAGAAATCCGTCGCCGTGTCGAAGTCGAAAGCCTGCGCAGTCGGGTAGAAGCGCTCGATATACCGCTTCGTTGAGCCGTTCACGGTGCGGTTGACGATCATCCAAACACGATCCGCCTCCGCCGAGCCACGCACGGCTGCGATGCTCTCAAACGTCCCTTGCGTGGTCCGCTCAAACCATGCCGTGATTTGATTCGCCCGATTGTAGGAGAAGCCCAAAAGCCTCCCGTCGCCCGTGATGGCCCAAAGAATCGGGTCTGGCTCGCTCTGGTAGGCCAGCGCCACAATGCCGCCGTCCGTGACGTTCTCGGCTCGAAGCGTCATGTCGTTGGCTTCGTAGGCGTCGGAGGAGAACACATAGGCGAACTCGAAGACCTTGCGGCCCGTAGGCGAAACCCACAAGAGCGCGTCTTTGGTCTGGACGGGTTGCAGCGTGGTCGATCCTGCCCGGTTGCGCCGGATGGCCTGCACGTTCGAGGGTTTGAGCACCTCCGAGCCGTCGCCGCCGCCCTGAATCGTCCATTCCTCGCCCGCCGTCCCAACAACCAGCCCTTGCCGGTAGCTGGCAATCCAGCGGATGAGGTTCGATTCGTTCGAGTTCAGCACAATGTCAAAGCCGTCAGAATCCCCCTCGCCCGTCGAAAAGTTGAAAAAGTCGTCCACCTGCGAGCCACGAACGCGATTCGGCTCCTTGCTTGTTCCACCGAACCACAACCGCAGATTGTGCAGCCCCACCGCGCCCGGATAGCCGTTATCTTCTGAAAACGCATTCAGATAGAAGGCCGAGGCCGCTACGCCGATAGCGGGCTTAGGAGCCACGCTTTGACGAGGGAGCGCCGAACGCACTTGTAGCACCGTCGAGGAGGTCAAGGCCCGAATGCTAAACGGCAGCTTCACCTGTGCGTCGGTGGTTTCGAGGATCACATTCGCGCCCGATCCTGCGGCAGCCTCAAAAAAGCCCGCCAGCCGATACCACTCGCCAGCCGCAGCCGCTTCATCCTCATAGATGAATGTGCCCTGCGTTACATCCTGAATGTTCCATTCCTTGATTGCCTCGTAATTGACGCCGTCAAGCGAACGCTCCAAGCGCAACGTGCAAAGTGGCCCGTTTGCAGTAATCCACGATGTTGCGACGGAATAGCCTCCTTGAATAAAAATGCCAGCCGTGGGAGTAAACGGGTTTCCCGCAAACACGCCAGGGCTTCGCAGGTCGATAGACACGCCTCGGGCATCTGACGCGCTCGAAGTCTTGTAGAGCGACGGCTCAATGATAAACTGGTCGTCAACGTCGAGGCCGGTGAAAATGTCCGCATCGCTCGCCGTGAGCTTGTAGTCAATCTCTGCCCCGGTAGCCAGCCGCCAGTTGTTCGCCGCGAGGTCCGTCGCGAACGTGCCGGAAGTGTGGTTCGTTGTGCAGTAATAGGCCACATCGGATTCGATACGAATGTTGCCCACAACGTAGGACGTTGTTGTTGCCCAATCCGCATGGTCAAAGTCGAGTGTGACCGTGTAGCCGTCGCGGCTCAGTTCGTGCTCTTTGAGGGGCGGAAAAACGTAGCTGATAGGCTGGACGAGAAACGAGTGCGTTACGTCTGTCGTGTTATCGTCACTCCATGCAGCATGCCGGATGAAATTCGAGGTCAGGCTGTCCACCGGCACGGACTCGATAAGCTGCGGCGGGTGATTTGGATGCACGAGCACGAGCAGCCGGTTGATTTGCTGAACCTGAATGGCGTCGAGTTCGCTTTCCGTGTAGTCGTTCGGCCACTCGTAAATGCTGCCCGTCAAAGCGTGCCAGTAGCCCGCCGAGAGCGCCGAGGCAAAGCTCGAATCCGTTGCCTCGTCATTGCCAACGCGAACGTAATTCGTGCCGCCGCTTTCCGCCACATCGCCCAGGTAATAGGTCGTGCCCGTCGAGTGTGCAGTTACCGAGTAGCCGCTTTTGATTTGCAGGTAGCCACCCGGATCGCCGTCGCGCCAGAACCGGAAATAGCCCTCGCCCACTTCGATGAAGTAGTTTTCCGAGGTCGAGACACGCAGCGGAATGAGCCGGGTTTGCTTCGAGGACGTTTTGACCTCGCCAATGTATTGCGTGCCGGGAGCCTTGAACGCGCCGCCGTAGGGCCGCACGATGAAGTTTTCCATCTGGAGGCAGCCGGTGCGATACTGCTCAAAGTCAACCCGGCCTTCCATGAGCGGCGAGTAAATGCCGCCGTTGAAATTGACATGGAGTGAATGAGGCATGGCTTACCAGTTGGTGATGGAGGAGCGTCGAGCGGCGACCAGTTGAGAGTTGAATGTGGGCTGGAGCGTGCGCCCCTTACCGGAACGGGCATCATTCCGGCGCTTCTGAGGTGCCACGATGGCCTCGAATTGCTTGCGGAGGGTTTCACCCCTGCCGACGCTTTCGGTGATTTCTGCCGCAACGTAGGAGGCCAGCAGCGCCGCAAAGGCGTTGATGAAGTCTTGCGTCCAGTTCGCAACCGTCGTGTGCTGATAGACGTATTGAAGCTCGATAACGTCGTCGTCGGAAAGCAGCACGCTTTCTTCGATGGCGTAAGGCGCTGAATCTTCTTCGTTGCCCTCGTAGCCGTTCACGCGGACGACGCGCAGGTTGTCAGTCGGCAGCGTGTGCTTGTAGTCCCATCCGTGCAGCGGTGCCACGATCCACTCGCCGGTTCCGCTCGTATGCGTGCCAGCAAAAACGGAATCATCGAGGTCGTAAGTGTCAGCGTCGATCCGCGTCACATACCACGTTCCATTTGCAGCCGTGACGCCTTCAACGTCCTGCATGTGGATTCGCTGGCCGGTTGTCAGGTTGTGACTCGTATGCGTCACGCGGATTGCACCGCTGCCGTTGTCAGCCAGCGCCACACCGGAAAGCGCCGTCCATGTCAGCGTCAGGCGTGCGCGTTTCGTGGCAAAATTCCACGGATGCGAGGCCAAGCACTCGTCACGCGCCGGAGCAAACCAGCGCCGCACTGCCTCCGCTTGCGGGGTCGAGTCCGTGTCGATGTCCGTCGCCGTGTTCGCGGACAAGAGGGACAGGGAGAGATTGCAGATTTCAGTCTTGGTCATGGCGCGAAGTGCTCAAAAGAGAACCCTCGCCGCCCCCTGAGCACGAGAGGCGACGAGGGCGAGGATTCCACCAACCACGGAGGAAAGCGGATTAGGCCAGCGTGTAGGCGATGGTCCAGGTTTGCGTGTGAGAAGCGCCGCTCGTCACGGTGCCCCACGTCACATAAACCCAAGCGTCATCCGTCAGCGTGACCGGCGTAAGCGCAGCAGCGCCCGCGTAGGCACTGAACGACTCGTAACCGGCAGCATTGCCGAGCGCGAGGTCATTCGCGTAGCCGTCAGCGTCACCCGTGCCGTCGTCGTAGATGTAGCCAACATCACCCGTGCAGGCATCGCCGGGATCGCCGTGGTCAACCATGCAGAGGTGCGGGAGCACTCGTGCACCTTTGGGAAGGCGGACGAGATAGAGAGGGTCAGCAGTCGCGGCGGTGTAGCTGCTCTTGCTGACTTGCACGACATGAAGGTTGCCGCCAGCCTGCTTGAGGTTGGGGGCTGCGCTCATGTCATTGACGGCATCGTTCTGAGACGAGCCAAAGGTGGTGTAAACGGTAGCCATAGGAGGAGAGAAGGAAAAGGGTTCGAGGATTGAAGGAAGGGCGCTGGCTACTCACCAGCGCCCCGAAGGATTACGGGCTTTCGTCCGCATAGACGCGAACGACACGCTTGTTCTCGGTGCGGACAGCGCCGCAGCGGAAGACGCCGCGAATCTGTTTCGCGTGGCGACGGGACGGAAGAACGTCAATGTAGGTCTGACGACCGCCATCCGCGAACTTCACGCCCGACTTTGCCCAGGCAAAGCAGGTGCGAACGTCCGTGCCCGCGTTCAGGCTCAAACGCTCGGAGCGAATGAACTTGAATCCGGCAAACATATCCACACTGCCAGCCGCCAGCGCCTTGACGGTGTTGTAATCCGCCGAGGTGATTTGCGTGGTCAGCAGCATGTCCTGCAAGCCCTGCGCCGAGATGGCAAAGTAACGCTCGTTGTCGTCCACTTCGTTCTCGTCGAGGATGCGCTTGGCCGCGAGGATTTTCGCCACCGTGATACCGCTGTTCGCAGTCGATCCGCTGGCGACGTAATCGACGGCGACCTGATAGGCCGTGTCAAAAGCGTCGGTGGTGGTGCCGTTCTCGCCGATGTAGCGAGTGGCATCGAAGGACGAAATGATGACGTCGTCTTTGGTGCGATTGCTCGCGGCCATGATGCTCGTCACTTCGTCGGAGTCCGGCATGGCGATGGTGCCAAGCTGCATTTCATCGTCTTCATCGAAGGTGATAACGCGCTCGAACTTGCGCCGGTAAATCCAGTAGGCGTAACCGGTGCTGTCGCCGTCAGGAGTGTCGCCCTTGCGGGTCGTGACTTCCTGCATGGAGCCGGTTTCGAGTTGATTGAACTTCCGGCGCTTGCCGGTGATGGTGGTAGAAGTGACGGCACCGCCGAGGCGGCTTTCCTTCTGCTGCGCGAGCATTTCCCAGTTCTTTGAGAACTCGGTTTCGTAGTAGGTTGTGATTTGATCGGCCATAGCCGTGAATGAGTGAGGAGTTGCGAGAGGCTTGCCGTTGAGCCGATGGCTTGCCGGGAGGTGAGTCCTTCTCGCGGGTATCTCATTCGAGGCCGCTACTAGGTGCGTTGCGTGTGTCCGTCACAGACGGGACGCTTGGCTCTGGATGGTATGGCGTGGTTTACGCCGGGAAATGTCAACCGGAAATTATGCCGCCATTTGAACGCCTTGCAGCCTCGCCATGAGGGCGGATGCCTCTTTCTGCCGCGCCTGTCCTTCCTTGCCGTGGTAAGCGTTATGCCACGGGTTCGAGGGATTCCGGCGAATGTCCTCCGCCTGCGCTTTGCCGTCCATCACGTTCCCGGCCTTGTCAGCGCCGACAAGCGCGTCGGGCTTGATGAGGTTCGAGACGGTCAGCATGGCCTTGATGAATTTTGCGTTGTTCGCGAGTTCACCGTCGTTGAGGTCGAAGCCAGCGATTTGAGCCGCCTTGGCTGCTTTGCCGAGGTTCGCGTCGAAGTCAGCGCCCCAATCCTTTTTCAACTCGGCAGTCTGCGCTTGCACCCAGGCGTCGAGCTTCTGTTTGCCTGCGTCCACCATGCCCGCCATCTGTTGCATCTGCCATTCTGCCAGCTTGTTCG